GGAACAACAGCAATTGTTTCTAAATCCTTGAATAGACATTACATTGGTTGCGAACTACATGAAGACTATGGTAAACTGATACAGAAAAGATTGAGCGAGAAATCATTTGCGAGGTTACAACTAGAATGACAGAAAGAATAGAAGAATCAATTCTACGCAACCTCCTTTATAATGAAACATATTATAGAAAGGTTGTTCCATTTTTAAAAGCAGAATATTTCCAAGAGTACCATGAGAAAATTGTATTTGAAGAAATTGCAGACTTCGCTGGTAAGTATGATAAGGTACCTACTAAAGAAGTTCTTTCAATCAATCTCCAAAATAGAGGAGATCTTACAGAAGAAGCATTCAAAGATTCATTATCGAAAGTAAGTTCACTTTCTGATGACTGGGTAGATTATGACTGGTTGTTAGATGCCACAGAGAAATGGTGTCAAGATCGTGCTATATACTTAGCACTCATGCAGTCTATCAAGATTGCTGATGGCGGAGAAACTAAGTTCACTAAGGGTGCTATACCTAGTATTTTACAAGATGCTTTGGCAGTATCGTTTGATGAGCATATCGGACATGACTACATTGAACAATCATCAGACAGATATGAATTCTACCACAGGAAAGAAGAGAAAATTCCCTTTGATTTGGAAAAGTTTAACTTTATCACGAAAGGTGGTCTCCCTAACAAGACTCTCAACATCGCTCTTGCTGGAACGGGTGTCGGGAAGAGTTTATTCATGTGCCACATGGCTGGTTCCGCCCTCACTCAGGGGTACAACGTACTCTACATTACATGTGAAATGGCAGAGGAGAAGATTGCTGAACGAATTGACGCAAATCTTCTGAACGTAAACGTCAAGGATATCACAGAACTTCCTGAGGTTTTATTCAATTCAAAAGTGAATGAGATTTCTAGAAAGACACAAGGTAAATTGATCATTAAAGAGTACCCTACTGCATCTGCACATGCAGGACATTTTAAGGCACTCTTAAGTGATCTTAAATTAAAGAAAGATTTTACACCTGATCTTATCTTTGTTGACTATCTAAACATTTGTGCATCTGTTAGATACAAAGGTGCTGTTGTTAACTCGTATACCTATGTTAAAGCGATTGCTGAAGAGCTTCGGGGTCTTGCTGTGGAAAGTAATGTACCTATTATCTCTGCCACTCAAACTACTCGTAGTGGGTTTGGTAACTCTGATCCCGATCTTACTGACACTTCTGAGTCTTTTGGTCTCCCTGCCACTGCTGATTTTATGTTTGCCCTTATATCTACTGAGGAGCTCGAGCAACAGGGTCGCATCTTGGTCAAACAACTTAAGAACAGATACAACGACCCGACTGCCTCAAGAAAATTTATTCTGGGAATTGACAGAGCGAAGATGAGGTTGTATGATGTAGCAGAAGATTCATCTGCCATCAATATAGAAGATGAAAAGGTAGGAGAAACCTTACAACAATTCTCACAAACACAAAACCGATTATCTAAATTTGCAGAATGGAACGTATAAATCATGTGGACTTTGATAGGTATTCTCACTTCGTGGATACTGTCACAAGCGATACTAGTAAGAATTTTGTCGATCTTGCTGATCGTCTGGGTGAACTTGACAGACAAGGTGCCAATATTGAACGCCTTACCACTGCTGGCGTTGGGCTTGCTGCTGAGTCTGGAGAGTTTCTTGAGATCGTTAAGAAGATGGTTTTCCAAGGTAAGCCTTGGAACGACGACAATAGAGAACATCTTATTATTGAGTTGGGTGACGTTATGTGGTACGTAGCAAATGCTTGTATTGCACTAGACATATCATTTGATGATGTTATAAGAGGTAACGTTAAGAAATTAGAGAAGAGATATCCTGGTGGATCATTCTCTGTTGACAAATCGGAGAACAGGAAAGCAGGGGATCGCTAAAATAAATAGGTAAATGGCATACAACGTTTTACCATCTACAGAAGAGGACGCTAGAAAAGCGGTGAAGAGTTTATCTACAGCATCTGCAATAGAAGCATTGCGGTTGTGGAAACATTTGCATGAAAAGTATGGAAATGTTATACCAAATCCAATAGCATTTGATCCTAGTAAAAAGAATGACTGTAAGATAGCAAGAGCGATACAAACTGAATTTTCTATAAAAGATATTAAAAAGGAATTAAAGATTACAACACTAAAACCAGATTTTGGTGATGGAAGTAGAGGAAATAGAGGTCAAAATAACCAAGGAACTTTGTTTGAAAGGTATATGGAAGATGCTCTTAATGATTGGATTGAAAACCCAGATGACTTATCAAATAATAAGTATAAAGATTTTATATATGGCATAGTAAAACATTATAATTTAGAAAAATGCAATGAAATTAAAGTAGTTTCTGAGGGTAGACAAAATAAAAAAAGACCAATGACATTGGTTAATGATCATTGGCAAATAGGAGAAGCATCTCAATCAAAAGGATATGATATAGGTGCTACTGTTACTGATATAACTTTACACACCAGATGTAAAAATGTAAAACGTAAGATATATCTTTCACTTAAAACTAGTGGCACAACTAACCTATCTAACCTCGGACTAAAGACTAATGTTTTTCCTGTAGATGAAGTTAAGGCAGGAAATATAGAACAGTCTGATGGAAAAGCATTAATTGATACGTTTGGTTTAAATGAACAATTTTTGTGTGCTACTTTTAATGAATTTCAAGATGGTAATAGAAGATATCATCAAATAGATGGTAACCCAAACTACAGTAAATCAAAACTGCAAGAACTTATAAAAGGATCTCTTGGATATGGTTATCATTATGTACATTTACAGCAGGGAGCAAAAATTAAACATCTAGAAATAGATGAGAATTTCTTAAGAAGAGCATCTACTCCATCTAATGTAAAAATACACTACGGTGGTGAGACAGGAGGAGCAAAACGTGTTAATATACATATGACAACACCTGTATTTGACATGGTTTTTAATATTAGAAACACAACTGATAAGGGAACTAAAGCAGATCCAGATCGTGTGTATCCTGATAAGTTACAATCAGCATATAAGATGCAAGGTGAGAGTATTATGACCAAATTTCAAGGTGATTCTACAGAAAAAGCAGACGACACTTAATGGCAAACGTAACTCAACTAAAACATCTTGAACATTTAGAAGATGAGATGCTCAACTACGGTGTTGATGGTTGCATTGCGTCTGTTAATTTTCTCAAGGAATTGAGAAAGATGCTTGGATGTGATAATAGCACAGGATTTATGCAAACCAAATGGGATGGTGCACCATCAGTTATATGTGGCACAGATCCTTTGAACGGTATGTTTTTTGTTGGTACAAAATCTGTTTTTGCAAAAACACCAAAGATATGTTATTCAGATGTTGATGTAGATTTATATTATGAAGGAGATCTTGCAGAAAAATTAAAATATTCTTTAAAATATTTTTCTACATTGGATATAAAAGGTATAGTTCAAGGAGATTTACTGTTTACTACTGACGTAAAGAGAGAAACAGTTAATGAAGAAAAGTTATTTACATTCACACCAAACACTATAACCTATGCTATACCTGTAGATCATCCTATAGGTGTAGCAACAGGTAAAGCAAAGATAGGTGTAGTTTTTCATACACATTATAGAGGTACTGATTTTCAAACTATGCAAGCAATTGCTGGTGCAAAGGTAAAAGGATCAATTGAGGTATTATCTATTGATAATGATACTCCAATGGACAGAGTTGGTTTGAATCATGCAGAAGAAATGTTGTTTGATAAGTATGTAAGTAACATAGAAAAAATGTGTGCTGCATCTGGAGATTTTTTAGATGAATTGACTACTCTTTCTGGCACTGCAGGAGATGCTAAGTGGCATGTGTCGTCATATCTCAAACAGTTTTTTAACGATCAAATTAAAAAATCTTTGACTATAACAAATCCCACAAAATCTTTGGAGGATTTAACTAATTTCTATCACAGTAAGGTAAAACCTCTTGCTGATAAGATAAAAACACCAAAGACACAGGTTGCTAAGAAGAAATTAATATATGATAGTGAAAACTATTTGATGAATAATGCTGATAAATTCAAATCAATGCTTAATTTATACAAAGAAATACAAGAAATCAAGCAATTTGTTATTGATAAGTTAGATAATCTAGAAACTTTTAAAACATTTGTACAAACAGACATGGGATATAAAGTCACAGGTCCTGAGGGTTATGTTCTACATAAAGATGGGGATATGATTAAGTTTGTTAATCGTCTTGAGTTCTCATATAACAATTTCACGTTGGCAAAAAAATGGCGTTAGTAACAGAGAGATGCTATATGACATTTGGTAGGTTTCAACCACCAACTACAGGACACAGAGACAACTTTGATAGTGTAAAACGTGCTGCTGGTTCAGATGACTATAGAATTTACATTTCTCAATCGGTGGACACGAAAGGAAACAATCCACTACTACCAGATAGAAAGTTAATGTACATGAATAAGATGTTTCCTACACATAAAGGTAAAATATACAGTGGACCTAGAGATCCAGTAGCAGTTTTACAAGATATTATGATGGCGGGGTATGATGAATGTATATTTCTTGTAGGTTCTGATAGAGTTCAAGCAATGCAGTGGGTTCATAAATATAATGGAAAGGATTATTCTTTTAGAAAATTGGATATTATATCTTCTGGTTCTAGAGATGCAGATGGTGATACATTTGCAGTATCTGGTACAAAAATGAGAAGAGCAGCGTTTGCTGGAGACTTCAAAACATTCAGACAAGGTATTCCAACAACACTAAAAGATAATGATGCTCAAACTTTGATGATGGAGATAGCAGCAAATCTACCTGCAAACTATAAATGATAAATTTTAAGAAACTACGAGAACAAGCACTAAGACAAGAGCAAAGACATGAAAAAGGTCTGAGCGAGGGTGATAGTGTCATGTCTTCAAGAACAGGAACCAAAGGAACTATCCACAGAGTGGGTGGTAACTATGCAATTGTTATATCTGAAGAAGGAAAAATGTTTCGTGAATGGATTAAAAACGTTAGAGCTATAAATAATACGAGAAGAACCTCCTTGTAAGTAAATGAAGAAGCAAGATACAGTTAACACCGTCAAGAACAATGATGGATTTTCATCAGGTTTGATGGAACAATATGGAAAGTGGATGGGTGGCGAATGCTTCCAAAACACAGATCTACCAGATTTTCACTTATCTGAAGCACCATTCGATGGCATGGATCCTCAGTCAAACGGTGCAGAACTAGAAAAAATTACAACAAAGAAGAAAGGACCTAAAAAAGAGTCTCCTAAAGCACAACTTGCTACTAAAGAACAAGCAGAAGTAGTTATCACATGTGAAAAGTGTGGTGGTAACCATGACTCTGCAGATTGTCCAAACATCTTAGAGAGAGAAGAGGTAGAAATTGATGGAGAGATAATGGTTCTTGAAAAAATTAGAGTCGAGAACTGGGACAAGATGGATGAGGGTAGTCTTCAGCAAGCACGTAAGAATATAGGTAGAGATCCTAAGAAAGCTTCATGTTGGAAAGGATATAAGGCAAGTGGAACTAAGATGAAAGGAGGAAAGTCTGTTCCTGATTGTAAGAAAGAAGAAATACAAGTAGAACATCATCAAAAAGATAAGGATGGTAATACAATTCCACATAATGATGTAGTTGTAGAGAAGAAGTTAGATCCAGTTGGTAAGGCAGACGCTGATATCGACAATGATGGTGATGTAGATAAGTCTGATAAGTATCTACATGCAAGACGCAAAAAGATTGGCAAAGTTATTGCTATGTCTAAGAAAAAATAATGAAATCCTACGATCAATTCAAAACTGATTCTAAAAAGAAGAAAGAAAAACTAAAGAATAAAAAGGTTGGCAACGTAGAAGTCATGCCCATCTTTAATGATGGTCAAGGTAAAGGTATGACTACTCGTGCTACAAATGAGGAGGTATTAGATGAAAAGTCAGTCTCAAAGTCCCAACAAAGATTCTTCGGGATGGTTAGACAAGCTCAAAAAACGGGTGAAAAGAAAACTACCTCACCTGAGGTTTCCAGAGTTGCTGCCAGCATAAAGAAAAAAGATGCTAAGGACTTTGCATCTACCAAACATAAAGGACTACCAGAGAAAAAGGTAGCAAAAGAATCATTCGAGTCAGGTGTAATGAAGGCAAGGAGATATCATAGGGTAGGAAAACTCATGTCATTCAAGGATTTCATGAAGATTATGGGTGAAATAATTGGGGAGTGGGAAAAGTAATAAATAGAAGAACACACATTATGGAATAATACCATGTTTTCTTTTTTACTTCCACTTGCAACAAAAGTAATTTCTGATGCAGTAAACAAGATTCCCGAAAACGAGGAACTTGGGGAAAAATTAATAGATATTTGCTTAGTTATCTTAGGTAAGGCAGTTAAACTGACCAAAACTGATATGGATGACAAGTTACTTGAGACTGTCAAAGCTGCTATCGCAGCAAAGGAATAGTCCTTTTTATAAATAAACCTTAGAACAACAAGATTAGAGAAAAAGATGTCACTTATTGGAACAACGGATGCAGCTGCATTCTCAAACACTATTGGTGTCACTAATGGTGATGCCACCGTAACAAAGAACGCTGCTGACACCGTTGTCGGTGGTGATGTACTTCAAATTGATGGTGTAAACTACATTGTCAAGAGTATTACTAGCACTACTAGTATTGAATTACACAAAGTATATGCTGGATCAACTGCTACAGTTGCAGCTGCTAGTGTAATTAAAAGAACTCCTCCAAAACAGGTTGCAGAATTTGTAATCCTAGGTGGAGACTCCAACAGTTATGAATTAGTATTTGCTGATTCTACTGAAGGTTCTCTTGCTGAGAGTAAGTCTCGTGGAATTAAAAATCCTGGTTGGTGGTTGTATAGAACATATACTGACCATTATGGTAACACTCGTCACAAGGCAGAATGCATAGCAGCTATGTCTGTTGCTGCTGGTACATCTGGTGACGCATCTGATGATACCATTGCTGCTGAAGTTGCATCTGCTGTAACTATCACATCACAACCTGGCAACTCTGCTTCATCTTCTGGTGCTGGAACATTTGCTGTTGCAACAAGTACAACAGGAACACCTGGCACACTTGCATACGTATGGCAGAGACAGAAGTCTGGAACTAAGCGTTGGGTTAACATCACTGCATCACTTGATACAGGTATCACATATGCTGACTTCACTACTGCAACTCTTGCATACAGTGGACTTGGTGGTGCTACATTAGATGGACAGAACTATAGAGTTAAGATCACCTCTGCTAATGGTACTGAAGAAGTTATCTCTAACGGAGCAGGAACTCTAACATTCTCATCATAATATGACATGAATATCAGTGAATTGAACCATGAAAATTGGTTAATTTTTGCAATTAGAAATTATAATAACCCGTTGTCCGTCACTTACTCAGACTTTGAAGAAGACTTAAAGAGATTTAAGTATATTAAAAGACTACTAAGAAGGTATGAGACAACGGGGGAGATAAAAACTCACCTGATACTCAATCATGTGATAGTATTATATAATGTCTTTGATGAGGCAGCGACACCGCTGCTATTCTATAAAGTAGAAGCAACATACTGGTCTATTATTAAGGCGTTTATGTTATTTCTAAATAGATTACCACCTAAACTTAACGAAGATGTTGACGAGGAATGTCTAAAACAACTGAATCTAATATGACTGAATCAATTAATTCTGCTGGCAATGGATCTGGTTTACAGTTACCACCAGCGTTTGTCATGGTGAATCCTAGACAACATCGTAAGTATAAGAAAAATAATGAGACAGTTGATGGTCGCACATCGGGTGCAAAAGATCTTTTTAATCGTATACAACGTAGAAAAATGACTGGAACTAAAAAAGAACATGTAGAAACTGAGAATCCAATCACAGAAGTAGTGTCCTCTGAAACAGAGAGAGCACAAAAACAGATTGGTCAGATGAAAAAACTGAATAGACAGAAAGATCTACAGAAAAAGCGTGGTGAAGCAAAGGATAAGATGGTCAAGAAGACCAAAGAGATGGATACTCTTATGAAGGCGAGACTTGCTGACTTTAAAAAGAAAGCATCATCTCAACAGAAAAAACTAAAACGTAATAATGAGGAAACTAACGTGAAAAAAGATGTAATTATTGAAAATCAAGATGTAATACAGGTTGCACTTGATGTGGCAACATCAGAATTAAGTCCAAATGGAAGTGAAAACTTTGCTAGGGTACAATTCGGTGATGGATCTACACAAAATTTAGATAACTTCTCTGCTAAGAGAATTGCAGCATGTTATGCACAGTTAGACGATACACACAAGCAACAGTTCCAGTACATGGTCAACAAAGACGCTGCTTCGTATCAATCTGCTCTTGATTTCGCTATCAGAAACGTATAGTAAAACAATTTAGAGGGATGTCCGACATTAATACGGCTATATTAGAAAGATTAGAAAAAGTCGTAGACTCGTTACAGGACAACTCTGTAAAAATGGGTCAACTTCTTGCTGTTCACAACGAGAAGATTGATAAACAAGAAAAAATAGATCAAGTACTATTTGAGAAGTTAGATAGATTATCAGCAGATCTCAATAGAGAAACAGATTTAATAAAGAAAGGATGTGAGAGGGATATAAGGTTAGTTGATGACCGCCTAAGACTAATGGAGAAGAAGATGTGGACAATCGCAGGAGCGTTGACTATGATATCTTTTATCGTTAGTCCTATAGGACAGAGAGTAATTAATGGACTTGCAAACCAAAACTTGACAGAATCAATAATGCAGCCTACAATAAGAACAGTGAAATAATCGTGATGAATGTCGTATATCGACGTTAAGTACATACAAATGGTATCACCTCGTCTGACCCTCTTCACTAAGAAGAAGGCAGACCTTTTTAATTTTAGATGTCCCTACTGTGGAGACAGTCAAAAGAGAAAGAACAAGGCGAGGGGATACCTTTTTAAAATTAAGAATGATTTCGTATACAAATGCCACAACTGTGGTGTTGGTAGAACTTTGTCTAATTTTTTACGAGATCAAGACACATTATTACATGACGAATATGTCATGGAAAAGTTTAAAGACTCTACCTCTAGTACAGGAAAGGGATCTTTTACACCAAATCCAAAACTTAATTTTTCATCTCCTAAATTTGTTAAAACAGATACAGGTCTTGAAAAAATCTCAGACCTAAATATTTTTCACGAGGCAAGGAAATATCTAGAGCAAAGAGGCATCAAAGATCTCGATTACTTCTACTACTGTCCAAAATTTAAAGAGTGGACTAATAAACAAAAGAAGACATTTGATACCCTCAGACAGGATCATCCACGCATCATCATCCCATTCAAAGACAAAGAAGGTAACCTTTTTGGATACCAAGGCAGATCTCTGGCACTCAATGCCAAACTAAGATACATCACGATCATGCTGGACGAGGAACAACCCAAGATCTTTGGACTGGATCGAATAGATACGAACAAATCAATTTACATTACAGAAGGACCTTTTGATGCGACGTTCATTAAAAACTCGGTTGCCATGGCTGGTTCCGATATTGATATTAGGTCGTTTGGGTGGAGCGATTATATTTGGATTTTTGATAACGAACCACGCAATAGAGAAATCGTCAACAGAATCTCCAAAGTCATTGACCGAGGAGATAAGGTAGTCATTTGGCCTAACAATATTCAGCAAAAGGACATAAACGACATGTCACTTGGTGGACATGATGTGCAAAAGATGGTAGAATCTAATGTATATCAAAAACTAGAAGCAAAACTTAAATTTAATAACTGGAAGAAAGTATGACAAACGGTCACGGAACCAAAGTTCGCAAGAGAGATGGGTCTCTAACACCCCTTAATCTAGATAAGATTCATAAGGTAGTAGAGGAAGCGTGTGAGGGGTTAGGAAGCGGTGTAAGTGCCTCTCAAGTGGAGATGAACTCAGGTCTTCAATTCTTTGACGGAATATCTACTAATGATATACAAGAAATACTAATTAGATCAGCGAGTGATTTGATTAGTTTAGAAACACCTAACTATCAGTTCGTTGCTGCTAGATTATTATTGTATGCAGTTCGCAAACAAGTATTTGGATCTGGTTGGACTACTGGTTACCCAACTGTTTACAATCATGCAGTAAAATGTGCTGATCATGACGTTTATGATAGAGATATTCTTGTTAAATATACACAAGAAGAATGGAATCAAATTGAATCATGGATAGATCATGATAGAGACATGTTGTTTACCTATGCAGGACTCAGACAGGTCGTTGACAAATACTTGGTTCAAGATCGAAGTAATGGTGAGGTATTTGAAACACCACAATACATGTACCTTATGATTGCTGTTACATTATTTCAAGATTATACAGAAAACAGATTAGATTACATCAAGAGGTACTATGACGCAATCAGTAAACACAAAATCAACATCCCGACACCAATCATGGCAGGAGTTCGCACACCTCTTCGGCAGTTTGCGTCTTGTGTTTTGGTTGACGCTGACGACACCTTGGATAGTATTTTTACTTCTGATATGGCCATTGGTCGTTATGTCGCACAACGTGCTGGCATCGGCATCAACGCTGGTAGGATCAGGGGTATCAACGCTAAAATCAGGGGCGGAGAAGTGCAACACACGGGTGTCGTCCCGTTTCTCAAAAAGTTTGAGAGCACTGTCAGATGTTGCACTCAAAATGGCATCAGAGGTGGATCAGCAACTGTCCACTTCCCAATCTGGCACCAAGAAATCCAAGACATAATAGTACTTAAGAACAACAAAGGAACTGAAGATTCTAGAGTACGTAAGTTAGATTATAGTGTGCAAATTAGTGAGTTATTTTATCAAAGATTTATAGACGATGCAGAAATTACATTATTTTCTCCTCATGATGTCCCTAACCTTTATGACAGTTTTGGGACTCCAGAGTTTGATGAGTTATATACAACTTACGAACGTGATGAATCAATCCCTAAGACTACTGTAGGTGCACAAGAATTAATTTTAGATTTACTTAAGGAGAGAGCAGAGACTGGTCGATTATACATAATGAACATTGACCATTGCAATAGTCATAGTTCTTTCCAAGACAAGGTAAACATGAGTAACCTATGTCAGGAAATTACATTACCTACTACACCTCTCCAACATATTGATGGTGAGGGTGAAATTGCATTGTGTATCTTATCTGCTATTAACGTAGGTAAGATTAATAAGTTAGATGAACTTGAAAATCTCTGTGACCTAGCAGTCCGTGGTCTAGAGGAACTTATTGACTATCAAAATTATCCTGTTGAAGCAGCAGAACGTAGTACACTAGCACGTCGTTCTCTTGGCATTGGTTACATCGGACTAGCACACTACCTAGCAAAACAAGGTTTCAAGTATGACAATCCAGAAGCATGGAAAGCAGTACACAAGTTGTCTGAATCTTTCCAGTACCATCTACTCAAATCAAGTAACGAAGTTGCAAAAGAGAAAGGAGCATGTGAATATTTCCATCGCACCAAATATTTCAAAGGTCTCCTCCCTATCGACACTTACAAAACAGACATTGATGAGTTCTGTGATGGTGAATTGAACTATGATTGGGATACTCTACGCAATGACATCCAAGAGCATGGACTTAGGCATTCAACGCTGTCCGCACAGATGCCATCAGAAAGTAGTTCCGTTGTGTCAAACGCAACCAATGGAATCGAACCACCTAGAGCATACTTGTCCACTAAGAAGTCCAAGAAAGGACCTCTTAAACAGATTGTTCCACAGTTTGGGTCTTTGAAAAATAATTACACATTATTATGGGACATGAAAGATAATGATGGATATATAAAGATCGTGAGTGTAATGCAGAAGTTCTTTGACCAAGCAATTTCTGGTAACTGGAGTTACAATCCAGAAAATTATGACAACAATGAAGTTCCTGTATCAGTAATGGCGGGTGACCTACTTAAAACATATAAGTATGGTTGGAAGACATCGTATTATCAAAATACATACGATCAGAAAGGAGATGAACCGCAACTGACAGAAGAGAAAAAGCAGAGTATAGAAGATTTATTACAAGACATTTTAGAAACCGAGGAGGAAGACTGTGACAGTTGCAAACTTTAGAACAAACGCACCTAATAGACCTATGACTAGTGTAGATGGTATGACAGTATTCAATACTGACAAGGTAGATACCACTAAAGGACAGATGTTCTTTGGTGCTCCTCTAGGAGTACAAAGATATGATAAGTTTAAGTATCCTATCTTTGATAAGTTGACACAAAATCAATTAGGTTTCTTTTGGAGACCAGAGGAAGTATCATTGCAGAATGATAGGGCAGATTATCAAAAATTAAATGCAGCACAAAAGCATATCTTTACAAGTAATCTTAAGTATCAAATACTATTAGACTCTGTACAAGGTCGTGGTCCTGGCATGGCATTTGCACCATACTGTTCTCTACCTGAGCTCGAAGGTTGCATGAATATATGGCAGACTATGGAGATGATTCATAGCAGATCATATACTCACATCATTAAGAATGTATACCCTGACCCATCAGAGGTCTTTGATACTATTTTAGATGATGATCAAATTCTTAAGAGAGCACAGTCAGTTACTAAAGCATATGATGAGTTCATTAATGATGCTCATAGGTATGATACTAGCAACTGGTGGAGACCAGATTGGCAAGGCAGTCCAACAGTAGCATGGGAAAAGAAAGAACTGAAGAGAAAGTTATACAGAGCAGTAGCAAATGTATACATCTTAGAAGGTATTAGATTCTATGTCTCATTTGCATGTTCATTTGCATTTGGTGAACTCAAATTACTAGAGGGTTCAGCAAAAATCATAGGACTTATTGCAAGAGATGAGTCACAACACATGACAGTTACACAGAACATTCTTAATAACTGGAAGAAGGGTGATGATCCTGACATGTTGGAGATTGTTAAGGAAGAGCAAGATTATGTGTATGGCATGTTCCAAAATGCTGTAGAAGAAGAGATTCTTTGGGCAGAGTATCTGTTTAAAGATGGTTCTATCATTGGTCTTAATGATAAACTACTACAGAAGTATGTTGAATGGACTGCTAACCGCCGTTTAAAAGCGATTGGATTAAAAGCAATCTTTGATACTCCCATATCAAACAACCCACTACCATGGACGCAGCACTGGTTATCTTCTAAAGGTATGCAAGTTGCACCACAGGAGACAGAGGTAGAATCATATCTCATTGGTAGTATAAAACAAGACGTTAAGAAGGATACCTTTGCGGGATTCAAATTATAACTATGGATCTTTGGAAAAATTATAAAGCAACTGTTGCTAAGATTTTTCCAGATATAGAATTTGTTAAGCGACATGCTGAATGGACTAATAAGAAAGGTGTAAACCTAACTGCTGATTTGTACTCAGGTGAACATCTAATTAAGTCAAGACAAGTTGAAATCTGGGATGATAAATCTTGCAGCATTCACAACAATATAATATACCCTAAGACAGGATCTAATTTACCCTGTTTTGGTATGGATCTCATGGGAATGAGTGACAAGAGAGTTGTTATTGTGTTTGATTTCCAACATCCTGTAGAGAATTACTTGTTTTATACACCAGAGTTACCTAAAGTAGAGGGTACATATAGATTCTTTGAAGCGGGTAATCATTTCTCTGATAATCTTATTGTTAGATACTGCAAACCTGATGAGGTAGATGAATATCTACCACTGTTTACAAAGTATCTACAATTCTATAAAGATATGCTCAATGAGCATCAACCAACTGGTACTGATACTGATCAGTACAATGACTTTGATAAGTATATGATAAGACTAGATCCAATCTCTGGATATCTCTCCAGTAGATTTGGAAAAGAACAATCAGAAATTTTAATCAAAGAATTCTTTTTCAGTTATGCCTAAGATAGAATTTGAACACAGTTGGGGTGGTAAAGAAACAACCTTACAAAAAATTAAGAAGTGGATCAGTAAACAGAAACCACCTTTTAATATTATTCTCAAATATCTTTTCTCATACATAGAAAAATGGTATTGGGATGGTAAAGTTCTACAAACCATGGCGGGAGTTGACCTAGAAGTTAAAAAATTACATGAACAATGGGATCAAGATGACAAACAAATCACCCCACACATCGTGGAGAAAGGAATACTTGGAGATGAAGGCTGGTCTATCGAAATTTCAAATCCAATTGTTGAAAGAGGGACCCCAACAATTAGCACAGGCATGGTTATTAGGAGCGATGCACAACGACTACAAGAAGATGAAGGGGATTAAAGAACCTATCACTCGTGAGTCAGGATATCAAACTACAATGAAGGAATTTTTTGCTCGATGGAAGTAATTGAAGATCTAATAAAAATAATACAGAAGCATCAAAAGACTCTACCAAATGTAGAACCTCTTGATGTTGATTCTGAGTTTGAATCTGTACTACATGATACTGATGATGGTAAACTTGATATCAAAAATGAGATGTACTATTGTACTGGACTTAGGAAGGTGCATATAGAGATTGCTAAACTAGGTAATCTAAACATAGTACATTGTATATGGTATCCTGATCCAGAGTTTGACTTACCTATTTTTGGTGTAGATATAGTTGCAGTAAAAGATATAGTTAGTGCTGCCATCACAGACATATCTCCTGTAGATGGTCTTGAACATGACATCTTTGAAGACATAGAAGACATCAGTGATAGTTTTTATTTCCCACATGAAAGAGTTTTACCAGAATGGGGTGAGGTGTTCTCACCATATTGTAAGTTTGCTAGACTAACCACAGATAAAGAAAAGAAAAATTTCTGTGATATTGTAGACCAATACCTTGATGTATTTGTTGGTGCTGTATGGGGTGCTACTAGAGATAGTTCTAGATCAGAACACAGATACTTTGGACAGATAGAATACTGTCAACAACAAATGAAAAATGATAAGACTAAGAATATATTGATAAACTATTTTGGTAAGGAATGGGCAGAAAGATATATGACAGAGGTCTTATTTGACGAACCATAAATATTAGGAGACTTGTTATGA